CAATTGATTGAAGAGCTAGAAGAGCAGCAGTATTTCGTTGTGCGAGGGTTGCTGCTGTATTTCCAAGATTAAAGAATTCTTTTCTTAGGTATACAGGACCAGTAATAACACCTCTTGGATCAATGCTTAAAAGCATGGAGTTAGCTGGAGTACCATCGCCGTCGAATGGACCGTTAGCTGTAACGGTATCGTAGCAAAGATCTTCCATACCAGCTCTTGCAATATAAGCTGCAATTTGCTTATCTCTTGCATTAGCTAGGGTCATACCAGCTTGACGGGCAAGCTCTGAACGGAATTCCCATTGGGTTTGCATTAGATCTACATTGTCAATTTCAAAGTGTGCAGCCATTGGTCGCTTGTCTAGTTTGACAGCGATAGTGGTTGAGCTAGAGTCACCACCACCTAATTCCTGACCAGCATCCCATGCTGCTCTAAGAGCAACAGTACCAGTAATTGGGAATTCCATAGCAACACCAGAAGTAATAGTCTTTGAATCTACGAGTTGTTCAAAGACATTGTATTCATCATAGGCGTGAATAACCTCGCCGCTCCAAATTGGGAGCCATAGTTTATTTGCACCAGTAAGCGGACCAGCAATACCATCAGTAACGCCTGTACGCATTACTAGGTCTGTTCCTGCAAGATCACTTGTAATAGCCATTGTCTATTATCCTTTTAAGTTAGTCTGTTAAAATCCGTTTTCATCATACGGGCTTCAACTGTTTTTCTAAATCTAGGATCGTTCTTGAATTGAGGACTTGAACGATCTTTATAAAACTCTGCTTTTGAGAGATATGGACCAGTAGCAGCTTGAGCTTTAGCTACTGGGACTTTTTCTCCTACTTTATTAACTGGTTCTTTAGCTGTTGGTTTCTTGGCTGTAGCAGAATCATATTTAGCCTTAAGACCAAGCAACGCAACTTCCCACGATGGAGAAGCTAATGTTGCATTAATTTCCGCTTGTTGCTCAGGAGATAGATTCTTACTAGCCCAGTTAAAGACTCTAGCAAGATTATCTTTACCTCCAATAACTTTTGCTGCCTCACCATAAGCAGCATTCAGACGGGCTTTTTGACCCTGCATAAACTCATCAATTAAGAAGTCTGGTAACTTAGTTTTCTGTTTAATAGCAAGCCTTGACTCTTGGGATAACTCCCCAGTCGTAGCGACTTCAACAGAATACTTCTTCCATTCTTCTTGTGTTAGATCAGCTTGTGCTGTCTGTGGCGGTTGTTCCTTTGGTGGTTCTACCTTTGGAATCCGTAGTTCTTCTTGAATCTGAGGCACTGGCTCAGTTTGCTCAAGAGCTACTTCTTCAGTGGTTTCTTCCACAACAGGAGCCGCTGGTTGTTTCTTGTATTGTGCTAGTTCTTGTCTAGCTTTTGTATACTCTGCTTGGGCATTCTTTAGAGACTTAAACCAATCAGCTGAAGATTTAAAGTTACTAGGTACAGCAACTTGATTTGCCTGTACATAAGTATCAAATGCTTTTAGTTCAGACTGATATTGAGTAGTCTCAGTCGAAACCTGTGATTGTTCTACAGGAGTTTCCTGTGGAGTCATGGTATCGTTTTGTTCCATTGTTTATCCTTTATCGTTTCTTTTTCTTAGAAACTTTATTTGGTAGTTTAGTTTTCTTTGGGGTTTCCTTAGACCACCGCGCAGCAATCTTAGGATGAGTAGCATACATAAATCGTCTTTGTGCTTTGGATTTAAAAGGCATTAGCTCCACCTTACTGGTTTCGCGCTTTTCTTAGCACGAACACCTTTAGCGGTACACATAGATTTAGTTGGTCTACAGGCAGGATAAGAACCTTTACTTGCGTCTTTTCGTCCACAAGGACCACCTGTTTTACAGTTAATCCATCCTTTGCCTTTATTACGGGAAAACCAACCATGTAATCCTTTTTTCTTTTCAGCAGAGAAGTTTGCTTTTTTCTTAGCCATTCTTTTTCTTCTTTCGTTTATAACAAGCATCTTTAGGCATTACTTACCCTTACACTTTCTTCCTTTTGGACAAGACTTTTTAGAACCATCTGGACCAGCCCATAAATCTTTACATGCCCAGTATTGAGCAGTAAGTTTATTTTTTGCTGAGTCGCATTTATGTCTTGCTCTAAAAGATTTTCTTGCTTCTGGGCTATAGTTATGACCATAACCACTAGCCCCATAATGAATAATCTTTTCTTGTCCATTAGCACAGGCTTTTACAACTCTTTTTTTATTTGGGTTTGGAGACTTGCGGGGTTTATTACATGGCATCGTTGCCTTATTTAATTTAGCTTTAGCCACCTAAACCTCCTAATAGTTGTTGTGGATTTACGCCAGCCTGTTGCAGCATGGCTTGGATATTTTGTCCACCTGTTTGTTCTATATCTGAAGCAGCAGCTGCGGAAGCCGTATCAACAGCCCCTTGAGACATAGCGTTGGCTGCTTGTTGACGCATTTGCATTTGCATTTGTTTATTTTGCATTTCTAGCATTTCAGTTTGTACTTCTTCTTCAGACTTTACCCACATACGAGAATCAAAACCAAGACTGGTAATTAAAGCTTTAGCATAACTATCCCACTTAAAGGTAGCCACTGCTTGTTCTGGTAGGTTTCTTACCATTTCTCCCATTTGAATAAGCTTTTGTAAATCTGTATCTCTTGATAAAGCTTGTAAACCAGTAATGATTTCTACTGATAGGGTTCCGTCTTTATCAAAGAATTGTTCTTGTAGTCTAGGATCAATCTCTTCTTCTTTAAGCATAAGAGCAAGTGTTCGTTTAACAAGTGGTTCCATAAGTGTTCTTGATATGCTAGAGAAAGCACCACCAAGAATTGTTTCTAATTCAGAACCAATCATTCTTACTGCCGTTGCTGTAACACGATCACCAGTAGGGATAGCGGAAGAGGACATTAGGAATGCTTGTCCTACTTCTCTTCTCATGTTTTCTACGGCTGCACTTGTAGAAGAAATTTGTGGATTAATTGTTTGTGCGGGTGAGATTGTAAATACATCGTTAGGTCTAGCTGCAATAAAACTACCGTTTCTTGCGGCAGCAATATCATCTACTTCTGTAACTCCTGTTGGGTCTACGCCCATCCAGAAAGCCGAAGCAGCAGCCATACCTTCTAACATAGCTTGAGTATAGTTTTCAAGGGATGTTAAATCACCTAAGATATCTTCACAATGAGATCTACCATAGTTTTCACCAGCTATTGCATACCAACGAAGGTGAACTAAAGGAAGAATTTCATAGTAGCCTTCTTCAATTAGCTCTCCTTTTTCGTTTTCTTTTCGAGAATACCAAGTACCATCTTCTTGTTTTAAATATTGACAATAAATAGTATTGTATCCTCTTCTGTATTCAATACCCGATTCTGCACCATAGTAGTACAATTCGTTTTCTGGATCAATAGCAATATACTCAAGATGTATAATTTCTTTTACATCTCCAAGCACATCTCTAGAAGATACGAACTGATCTAGTCGATAGTTTCTAAAACTAAAGTTGTCTTCCATACAGAATAAAACATCTCCAGCTACGATAAGATGTTGTAATGCAATATAGACAGACTCTCTTAAGTTTTTTGAAATTAGTTTATTATAGACTTGGAACGATAGCGTTTCTAAATAACCAGAGATTTCGGTAGGCGGTTCAACACCACTCTTAATTTTAAATTTAAAGAATGGTGTATCGTTTAGTGGCATTAAAGCACTAAGGATTCTAGACGCTAGTGCTGTAACACCCCTAGAAGCTACAGAGCTATAGGGTTGTGGTAGTGCCATTTCTTCTGTCCAGTTTTCTGGTGGAAGCACAGAAGGAATGGTTAATGAGGCACAAAGTCTAGCCCTATCTACTTTACTTGTTCTGGCTGAATCCAAAACTCTAAAGCGTTCGGCTAGAGTTTTTGGGTTCATGCTGGTCTGGTTGTATTAGTTCTGGTTGTTGGTCTTGATCCTACGCCGTTATATAAAGAACCGTAGAAATCAACTGTTAGTTTTTCTCGCCCTTCTTCTTCCTCTTCCATTGATGTTGCTGCATCAATAGCTTCTTGTTCAGCAATGTCAGCTTCGGCAATTCGTGCTGCTTCTTCTGCTTTAATTCTTTCTCGCTCTGCTTGAGCTGCTGCTTCTCTTTCTTTTTCGTCCGCTTTTGCTCTTTCTCTTCGGATATCTTCTTGTTCTTGTTGATATCTTCTTTCGTCAGCAAGAAGTTGTTCTTGTTCTGCTTTGGTCATGCCACCTTGAATTGTTGGTGCGCCGCCCATAAGTACCTCCTTTTATTGTGGTCGTGTTTCATAAAAAGAAGTTTGCTCGACTCTACGAAGTTTGTCTTTTACTCTTGGTGGTGTAGTTGTCTTTTTCTTTGGACCTTCTTTAGTTTCAGTAGCAAGAGTAAGAGTTGGGCTTGTTTCTCGTTCTCTAATCTCTCTACCTAAAGTATCAATTGTTTGTTGTCTAATGTTTTCTAATGGTACAGCCTCAGCTTCTGCTGCGGCAATAGCATTTTGACTGGCAAGATCTAAAGATCTTTGTGTGTTTTCTTCTTGTCCTGAGTAATACTTAATTAAATCTTTTTGTTTAACTATTTTATCAGCTTGCAAATAAGCTTTATATAATGGAGAATCCATATTACCCCAGTGAGCATTCATCCATCTAGCAGCAGAACGATATCCTGCTTTTTGTGCTTCGTTTTTATCTTGAAATAATTTTACAACTTTCTCAGGATCTGTAAAATAGGTTTCGTCTATGTTTCCATATTTACTAGCATAGGTTGGTGTCCAAAAACTTGCCATAGTTAATGGTTGACCTGTAGCGGAAGTTGGGGTAGAAAGTTTTTCTCTATGTTCCTCTTTTAGTTTTTCCATCTCAGCCATTGCGTAATTAGAAATAACTTGAGATTCTTCTTTTTTAGATGCAAAGTTTGCAAGTGCATTTTTAAAAAAGTTTGTTTCAATGTCATTAATTTTTACACCAAGATCTGATCTTTGAAGTTCTCCGATCATTCCTTTAATTCTTTGAATGTCTTTTTTTCTTTCTACTTCTCTTTGACCTTTGGATTTTTTCTTTGTAGAAGAGCCACTTAATTCTAAATTAGCGGCTTTTGCTGCTGTTCTAGAATTAAAATAAGTTGACACTCCTTTAAGTAAATCTTGAAAGGAACTCATTTTAGATTCTCCTTTTGTTGTAGTTTGACAATAGATTCTAGTTTATCTATTAGAGAGATTTGTCCTGCTGTATATGCAGCACGACGAATAAACTCATCCGTTGTCATTGTTTCGTCGTAACGAAGGGGTTGATACAGTTCCCTTAGTATTGGAATCCACTCTGGATTTAGATGCGGATACTTTGAGTTCATTGATTTCTTCCTTCATTTTGTTTACTTCCGCAAGTAGTTCCCGCAGAAACAATGAAGTCTCTGCGGGAGTTAGTTGTACATTAGAAGTTAAACGAAGTTTAATTTGTTCTAGGCTAGCCATAAATTATCCTGTTGTTAGGTCTACTAATTCACAACCATTAGCAGTGCAAGCAAAACTATGACTTGATGTAGTAGTATCTTGTTGTTCGTATTT